GATTAATGACTACACCAGAGATATTAAGAACGACATTAAAAACGATGTCCGTAGACTTGAAAAGATTGTTGAACAGGTAGAAAGAGATAACAAGCAATTCTCTAGAGAAGTCGACAAAGACTTACGAGAGATGCGTAAGGAAACCGACAACAAGATTCGTAGGGCTTTAGATAATCCATTAGCTAATAAGGAGTAAGCATGTTTTCATTGATTTCAACATTAGGCGGTATTTTAGTTTCTGGTTTGCCTAGACTATTGGATTTCTTTCAAGATAAAGCTGATAAATCCCATGAACTAGAATTAGCTAAGATGCAAACCGAAAGAGAATTGCAGATGATGGAAAGGGGTTTTTTAGCCCAAGCTAAGATTGAGGAAATAAGGACTGACCAGATTGAAATGCAGACTGAAGCAGATATGACTAAAGCTGCCTATGCCCATGATGCTAAAGTTCTTGAAAAGGCTTCTCCTTGGGCTTCTACTTTTGTGGCTACAGTTAGACCTGTAATCACATACCTTTTTGTAGCAGAACTATTTATAATCAATATTGGCATTATGACTTATATGTTTATGCACAATGAGTTGATTAATAATGTTGATGACCTTATTAAAGCAACAGATATTATCTTTAGTTCTGATGAGATGGCTATGTTAGGTGCTTGTATTGGTTACTGGTTCGGTTCAAGAGAATGGAATAAGAAGAAGTGAAAGTTAGTCAAAAGTGTATTGACCAAATTAAAAGGGATGAAGGTGTTAGAAATAGACCGTATCAATGCCCAGCATTACTTTGGACAATCGGGGTCGGTCATGTTATCGACCCTAACCATGCTAAAGTTAAGTTGGCTGATAGAAAACAATTACCTATTCCTGCAGGTTGGGATAGGGTTCTAAGTAACGATGAGATAGATGAGATACTAAGAAAAGACCTAGCTAGGTTTGAAGCTGGAGTCCTTAGATTAGTCAAAGTACCGTTAACACAAGGGCAATTTGATGCTTTAGTATCCTTCTCATTTAATGTAGGATTAGGCAATTTGCAGAATTCTACCCTTAGAATGAAGGTTAATAGGGGTGATTATGAAGGTGCTGCTGAACAGTTTTTAGTCTGGACTAAGGCTGGTGGCAAGGTCTTAGCTGGTTTAGTTAAGCGTAGAACCCATGAGAAAGAGATGTTTGAGTCTTGATATTGTAATATTTCTATAGGATACTAGGCGGTATGAAATTAGTCACTCCACAAACTGTTCAAGCAGTATATGAGATGTTGATTCAACTTCCGCCATTCAATCGGTGGAATCTACCCCCATCCAAGAATGTAGTATTTGAGGTTAATAACGACCCTACCTGTTATGGCGAATATGAACCAGAACCAAATACTATAAGGATTTCATCTGCAAAAATAGGACATCTGGAAAATATTACTAAGACTACTGCCCATGAAATTATTCACATGAGGTTATACCTAAAAGGTAGTAAGTCTTGGGATAAACACGATTCAGTCTTTAATGCCTTATCTCACAAAGTAGCCACTCAGCTAGGTTACGACCCCAAGGAACTCTAATGGTAGCAGCAGCTTGTAGTGAAGAAAAATTTATTGAATTGTGGAATAAACTTGGTTCTCCACAAGCGGTAGCAGATGCTATCGGGGTTAATGTTAGAACTGTTCATGCTAGAAGAAATAGCCTAGCTTCTAAAGGTATTGTTTTATCTACCACCAACACTCAGGGCAGAAAAGTTTACTTTGATAAAGAAACAATGGAAGTAAGGTTGCAAGACAGATTAAGTCAAGCATACAGTAATGTTAGAAAAGGCATCACAATGGATAAGGGTAGAGTCCTAGTATTCTCCGATGCCCACATTATTCCAGATTACGATACAACAGCATCAAGGGCATTAATAGAAATGATTAAAGAGTTTAAGCCTGAAGTCATTGTATGTAATGGCGATGCTTTCGATGGTCAAAAATTAAGCAGATTTCCTCGTATTGGATGGGAAGAAAGTTATACAGTTAAACAAGAATTAGATGCTTGTATTGAATATTTGGGTGAGGTTGAAGCTGCTTCTAAGTTTAAATCTAATTTAATATGGACTATCGGTAACCACGATTTAAGATTTTCATCTACATTAGCTAATTGTGCCGCTAACAACTTTGAAGGTATCAAAGGGTTTTCATTAAAAGACCATTTCCCTTTATGGCAATTTTGTTGGTCTTACTGGATTAATGACAATACACAAATTAAGCATAGACACAAAGGCGGATACAACGCTGGAAGGGCTAATGTGCAATCTAGTTCTGTTCATACTGTTACTGGTCATACCCATGTGTTAACAGTTCATCCATTTACAACACTTAACCAATCTTACCAAATGGGAACTATTTATGGCGTGCAAACAGGCACTCTAGCAAATCCTTTTGGACAGCAATTTGGATATATGGAAGATTCAGCCCGTGACCATAGAAGCGGTTTTGCTATGCTTACATACGAAAATGGTCAACTACTACCACCAGAGTTAATACAAGTATGGGATGAAGAAAATGGTCAAGTAGCCTTTAGAGGGAAAATATACAATGTTTAGTGTGGTTTATAAAAAAGGCATAAACTACCATAATGCTTTATTTATGAGTCATTTTGTATCATATACTTTACAAATATTACCGAAATGTAACTTATAAGATACAGTTTGTGTAATTCCACTTTTCAAAAGAGGATTTGCATAAATCAGGTGTAATTGGGTGATTTATTGGGTGACTAATCCAGCCATGTATATGATGACTGCTACAGCCTCTACAATCAACAAAGCATAGTCCCTGTATAGGTAGCCTTGGACTGTCCAAAGAAAACTTCCCATAAGCCCAAATAATAGGTTTAAAGGGTATATGTTAAGGCTAGTCAGGGCTATACCTACTAAGCATAACCCTGTGCCTGTCCATCTAAGCATTTTTAGCTAAATACTCAGCCATCGTTTGACGAATAGCTTCTCTGATTACTTCTAGTTCATCTTCTGACAAAGTAAAGTCTGCGTTCAAATTCATATATTCACATCTCCGTTAAAGTCTTCTGGGTAGTTTAGTATAGCCTTTGTCTTGGCTTGATTAAACCAGTCTAGTTGTTTACTTATGCCTTCTATATCATCTGCTGATATAGTTGCTTGTCCATAAGCGTATGGGTTTTTATCGGAGTCATAAAATACTTCAGCTATCTCAAAGTATTCTTTTTTATCTTCAATAGTTCTGACGATTCTATGATTCCAAGTCATTCTTTAATTCTTTCAATAAGTGCTAAATATCCTACTGAATCAGTAAGTGAGTCACGATGGTCTGGATTATTCATCATTCTTGCTAATTTTAACAAGACCATCATTGTAGCGACATCTTGTGCATTGACATCTTTTTTTAGATAAACACTCCAAAACTTAGCTATATTGTCTAGGTTTACAGATGGGTGTCCATAGGTCTTTTCCCTATCGCCATAAATAATTTCTTTTGCTTCGTCTAAGATGTTCATTTAATCCCATGCCTTTCTTCTATTGCTCTAGCAAATTCAACAAATCCAATAGTTTTCATGCTATGTCCGCAAGGAATTTCATCTATATGTTCTTGATGTAGTTCCCATATTTCCTCATCACTTAATGGCTTTGTTTGTGGTGTTTCTTCTTCATACAGTTTTCTGTATTCTCTAGCTAGTTGCTGTTGGTCAATGGCTTCTTCTTTCCATTTATCCAATTCTTCTACAAGTCTGCGAATCATGGCAGATGTTTTGCTATGTAGTGGGTCAGTTGTGCATAACAATATTTCATCAGCCAACTTTAATGCTTCTTCTTTCATTTAATCCCATGCCTTTCTTCTATTGCCCTAGCAAACTTAAATCCATAGTGAATACAAGTTCCTATTTCTTTTTCTAAAGCAAACCATACTTCTTTTATTTCATCATCACTTAATGGCTTTGTTTGCTTATCATTCCAAGTCAATGCTTTATATTTCTTAGTTAGTTCAAGGATGCGATAGTTCTTTTCTTCCAATTCTTCTACAAGTCTGCGAATCATGGCACACGCTTCACGAATCCAAGCATCTGTTTCACAATACTCCCAAGTTAGTGCTTCGCAATCTCTATCAGCCAACTTTAACGCTTCTTCTTTCATTTAATCCTTTCTTCTCTTGATAACTCAACACACTTACGATGTGCATCTTTATGCAAGTCTTTGACCTTCTCAAGATGTTCTATGTATTCTGCTGCTTCTTCTAACAAATCTGCTATACGGTCTGGTTCATTGTTCTGAACAGATTTACGAGTATCTATCTGCCTTCTAATCTCTGCCCGTTTTCTAAGTCTATAAACTAAGTCAGACATTACTTCATTCTCCTTAACAGAATCTCAGCCTTTAATACTGTAATCCTGTGGTCTTTCTTAATAACATAACTGCCATTAGGCATCTTAGCTTTTAGCAATTCTGCTAGTGCATCTGCTATTTCTTGTGGTACTTCTGGGTATCTCATTTTGTATGTAAATGGCAAGAAAATGCCACATCTCCTATTCTAAACATTCCTAAAATCCGACAGTCTTTGCTAATCGTAAGATAAGCACTACCAGTCCCAACGGTATTGCCAAGTATAAAAATAACAATAATGGAAACGATAGATTGTCTGATTCTTGACATTGCTTGTTTGAACATTGTTTTCTTCCTTGATTGCAATCTTGATTACATGACATATTTATCCCCTTATCCATGAAGCAGCTATATCGCATCTATTGGTAGCATTAGGAATAGGCTTGTTTTTATGCTTATACCTATACTTCTTTCTAAATACATACTCGACATCTGGCTTAGTCCCAAATCGGTACTTAGCTGTAGGTTTACTCTTATCGTTGCTTATCCATTCAGCAATATAGACCAAGCCCTGTTTCTTTAAGAAGTGCATATAGTTGCTGACAGTAGACAGGCTTAAATCCATCACTATGGCTAATTCGTGCTTTGACATAGCTTTACCAGATAAGAAGGTTAGTATGTCGTGGCTAGTCTTTCTAAATTTGCCACTATTGCACTTGTAAATTTTATCTCTATACATATTTAAGGTGACCTACTCGCTGCGTCTACTGGGAATGTGCAATATCTCGCACAAGCTGAGTAGTATCCAATAGCATCCGCTTTCGGTCATTATTTAGTTAAAAGGGTACATCTTGATTATCTAATTCTGCTGAAGCCCTAGCAGTAGGGTTTTGTCCTACTTCTTTCTTCTCTAGGTCTGAGAAATAAATCCACCCATCAAACGGAATTGGAAGTGCTTCAATCTTTAGCATTTCACCTTTGCCAGTTTCTAGTAATACACCTACATTGACATAGCGAGTTTTTTCTTCACCTTGTTTGTTGACATATGTTCCAGCCTTTGCTTTCAACTGTTTTTTTACAGCCATGTTACTTCTCCTTTAAACCTTTAAGTTTAGTTACTGTTTCGTCTACTTCTTTCAAGAAAGTAGATACTTCTTCTTCGAGTTTTGCAATGTACTCATCATCTCGTTCAACACGAACAATGAACAACTGCAAATCCTCTGGAAGTCTTGGGTCAAAGCTAACAAAGTCGCAATACTGTCTACCAGTTACTGCCATCTGTGTTTGCATTTGAGGAATATATTTACTAGGTGCTTTGCCTGCAATAAGTGTTTCTACTGCATTTTTACTTGACATACACTTTATTTCGATAAGCCCGTCATCTCCTACAAGCCCGTCAGGAGAACAACCAAAGTTATAAATACTAGGATGGTCAATAAAGCCTACTTCATCAACTAGAACGCTTTTAAACGCTTCGTATGCCATTCTTGCTTGAGGTTCTGTATCAGTTCCCCATTGCATATACTCGTTGGTAAAAGATTCTGCTTTTTGACCAGTAAGTCTTTCAACTACTAATTCTGTAAGGTAGTTAGCACGAGATGCACTAACGCCTGTTTTGGTCTTAGCCATTACATCAGCTACTCTAGAAGCCGTAACTTTGCCAGCCCTTAGTTTTAACCATTCTAAACTACCTTGTTCCATTTCTATCTCCTAACCAAAGGATTAGGGCTACAAACCCTAACCCAGCTAATAAACCTAATAAAAGTACAAATAGGACAATCATTATTCCACATTATCCATTTCGATACAAAGTTTAGCTAAATTACCGCTAATCTCCTCACATTTCTTAGCGCAGCTACCTGCATCAGACCAACGACCTTGTAGGAAGAAACTGTGCATTAAGCGCACTTCTACCTGTAAGTTAATCCATTCGTCCGAATAATCC